TTCGCTTGCTTGAGAATCTGTTCGGGCATCAGGCGAGCCTCGCGTGCCCGCGCGTACCGACCCTGACCGCTGTATTTCTGAAAACCAGCGTCCAGCGCCTTACCGCCGATACCGCGCCGGGTAGTGCCTTCGAGCGTCACCTTCTTGCCCGTGGCCGTGGTGGTCATCCCGCGTCGCGCGTTCACCACCTGTGCCATATCTGCGCCCTTCTCGATGGCGTCAGCCCCGGCAGTGCCGAAGCGCTTACGACGCTCCTCGGGGCTCATAGCCTTGAAAAGGTCTTCTGGGCTTGCCGTCGCCCGCCAATCGGAATCGCTCANCGGCTCCATACCACAGTCACAGCGAGGATGCCGCTTAAAACCAGTACTGTAACTGTACTGGCGACCGGCGAGAATGATGCAACGATCACACGCCGGAAGTTTCACAACGCGGACATAAGAAACACAGCGAGGCTCGGCGGTCATCGCAACCGAAGTAGCCGCGCGAGAAGTGTCCGCAATCTGAGTCGCCACCATCACGGCCAGGCGGCTAAGCCCAAACGCTGAAGCAGCTTCAGGTTTCATACCGGCCTGAAGCGCCTGAGCCGTATAGATGGCGGGAAGATACAGCAGAGTCGCCAGCGGTCGGCCGTCGCTAGCAATACCGGCCAGCGCACCAGGAACCAACCGCCCCAGGGTTTCCAGCGAAGCACCCTGCGCCAGCATCGCGCTGGTCACAAAGGCTTGCGCCCCCTGAGCTACGGTGAGCTGTCCGCTGATCACAGCGTTGAGAATCTGCTTCCCTAGCTCACCCTGCATGGCGGTCAGGATGCGGTCAGGGGAAGCATCGCGCCAAAGCCCCTGAACCGCCTCCACAGTACTCCTGACAGTCGCCTGGACCAGCGAATACCTGGCGTCAGCGATAGCCGCTGATGTGGGCATTCAGCCCCCTTCCTAGGCGACTTCCGGGGTGTCGTCCGGCTTCACACCGTACAAGCTGGCAACGTCACCACCCACGATGGCGGCCGCCTGATCCTGACGCATCCCCTTCCAACGCTCAATCTCGTCCGGCGTCACACCAGGGATACGCTCCCACAGCGCCTCATCCGGAACGTTGATCGCCTTGAACTTCGTCAGGGCATCCGCGTACTGCGCGTCAGAACGGAACTGAGCATCACGCCAGACCACATCACCCAGAGCCAGCGACGCAGCACGGGCAGCATCACCGGACACCAGAGCCTCAACCCGCATCACCTCGCGGAGCGCAGCACCAAAGTACCGCTGAAGCTCCATCACCTTAGCAACCAGACCAGATTCGGCGGCCGTAAGAGCATCTGCCGAAACGTTGACCATCTGCCCCAGCAGGTAATGGGGCGGGGTCCTAGTCTGCGCCGCGATGTGCTGAACCGCTACCTCAATAACCCGCGTGTAGTTGCTCAAATCCGCAGCGCTGAACTCGGCAATCGACGCGCCCTCACGCTCGAGCCACAACAGCCGGTCAGACCGGAAACGGTCAATCGGCAAATCCTCCTCGCCGATAACCTCGCCGGTCTCCGGGTCAAGGATCTCCCGAGTAGGCCGGTCCATACCCAGCACCGCACGCGCCGGAACCGCCAGCTCATCAGCGGCCGTCATCAGATGACACCAGATGGTGTTAACGGCATCCTGAAGCGGCGCCACCGGCTCAAGCTCACTGCGAGGCTTCCCATGCAGCCGGGAACGATTCGCAATCTCAACCAGCGGCACCACATCACCCAGCGGGTTAGCGAAATGCGCCGACTCACTAGGCAGGAGCCCGATGGTTCGCGTCTCCCACTGACCAGTACCCGCCGCCGGACGCTGATAGCGGTACACCATCTGATCCGGGCGGCTGAACAGCGTGGCAAACTCGTGACTACCATCGCTGTAGGTCGTCAGGCCATAGCGGCGAACCCCTCGCCTGCCCGGCTCATACTCCACGATGGCGTGAGAAGAATTCTGAAACGTGATCTCCGTGTTCACGCCGTCCGGTTTCCAAACCAGCGCGTAGGCACGGCCAGAGATCAGGGCTTCAAGAAACGCTAGCCCAACCTCAACATCACACTCAGACGCCTTCCAAGCCCTACTAGCCGCCTTATCGATGGAGCCATCCTCAAGCCGGAACGCCATCGGGCGAAGTCGCTCAACAGACGCGTCCGGAACAACCTTGCACCAGTTGTCCGCGAACCCAACGAAGAGATCGCCAGTACGGTTCTGGAACTCGGGCGAGGTGAACTTCAGCGGATGCTTGCCGTTGTAATAATCCGACCACCGCGCGGCGTACGCCCTACGCCGATCCAACTTGCCCCGAAGGCGTATCACGGTATCAATCGGCCGTTCGTCAGCCACTCGCTCAGCTCCCTTCGGGGTCAGGGCACCTACTTTTCTAGTAGGTACTAGGCACTCACAGCACGCGGCCGCTTGACAGGTCGACGAACATACCCATCAAGGGCCATAACAGCCGCAGCGATACCGTCAATGCGGCTGGAAGACTTTTTACGGTCCGGCTTCACNGGCCGGAAGTTGTCATTCCCGTCAGCGATGATCTCAACACAAGACGCGTTCCAGCGAAGAACAGGGTTGCCACCGTGCCGGACCTTCCCCTCACGTAGCAACCGCTCCAACTCCTTCGAGCCGGGACCCATACCTAGAAACGTCTGAGCGACCGGCACAAGGTCAACACCACGCGTACGCTGCTCAACACGCTGCACCAGCTGCCCGGCGAACATGCGGTCATAACTGATGCGCTGGACATTCAACCGCCGACAATCCTCGACGATCTGCCTCTCAATCGCACCATAGTCGATCGCATCACCCTCAGTCAGCGTCAGAAAACCCTCACGCGCCCACTGGCGAAGCGGAACCTGAAGCTGAGCTGTCAGCTCGTCCACGCGCTCTTCAGGAAGCCAAAACCGGGATATCAGCTCCAGCTCAACCCCCGGCTGACGGGACTCCACAGCAAGCACCCACGCCGACAAGTCAGAGACCGCCGACAGGTCAACCCCGCCCCAGGCACGCCGGTAACGGAACCTCTTATCGTCAACCATCCCGGCGTTCTCATCCCACAGCGAGAGCGGAATCCAGCGGGTAGACGACCGCATACGACGATTCAGCGACAGGCGACAGAACGTCGGGAAATAGCTCGGGGTGCTCTTAGCTTTCTGAGCCTCACGCCGCATGTAAGCCAGCGAGGGACTGACACCCAGACCAGGGTTGGCCTTACGCCACGTTTCCTCGCTGAAAGGATCGTCTCCCTCTTCCGCTGCCCAGATCACGCCGTAATGCGCGGGGTCGTCTACGACATTCTCAGCAACACGCCGCGTATACGTGTGCTTCTCGTCGTAGATGGAGCCTTCCTCGCCCTCATCAGCGGTCGTGATGAACACAACCAGGGGCTGATCACGGGCACCAGTGCCGGTCTCGATCGCATCCACCAGATCACGCTTCTTGTGAACGTGAACCTCGTCAATAATCGCCCCCGACACGTTAAGGCCGTGAGCGGTTTCAGCGATCTTAGACAGCGCGCGGAAGACACCGCCCGTACGAGGAACGCGGATAACGCCCCTGAGCACCTCCACACGGCCNCGAACAGCCTTGCTCGTCATNGCCATGCGCTTAGCGTCGTCAAAGACCCGCTCAGCCTGCGGNAGCGAACCAGCGGCAGCATAAACCTCGGCACCAACCTCGCGGTCGGCCAGCAGCAGTGTCAGGCCGATACCCGACGAAAGCGTCGACTTACCGTTCTTACGGGGAATCTCCACCCACACGGAGCGGATCACGCGCACGTCCCGGCCAAGCTCCGGATCATACCAAAGCCATCCGAACACCGGGGCGATAACCCACACGATCTGCCACGGGGCAAGCTTCAGCGGCGCGTTACCCCAGCGACCCTTCGTGTGCTTGAACGACTCGACAGCCTTTATCGCCCGCCTGGCAGCATCGACGCTGAAATACGCCCCTGGTGCCTTGTGAGCCTGGTTAGCAACCACCAGCGGTCGAGAGGCTGCCGCCTGGTCGATTTCCTCATCGGTCAGCCCCAGCTCTAGCAGCGCATCACGCGGCACCGGAAGATCAGTCGAAAACGTCGTCATCCTCTCCCCCATCATTGGGCGGCTGAACCCTCGCCGCCGAAGAGGGAGAAAGGCCAAGTTCAGCGGTCAGTGACCGGAAGTGAGAACGGTACTGATTGGCGACGGTAACCCAAGGGTTCTTCACGTTCCCTCGCTCCGTCTTCACGATCACACCCTCAGTAGAAAGCGCGCGTTCAGCCTGCCAGAGACGAGCAACAGTCACGCAGTACTCAATGGCGGTCTCCCGCTGTGCGTCAGTCAAACCAGCGGAATGCACCAGCGCAGGAATCGTGTTCCGCCACACCTCCGCAGCCTTGTTCCGCACCTCGCGGATCTCCTTCGTACGGCCGGGCAGAATATCAGCCCAATCCGGCTCAACCGGGTCAGTCGGCGTGAAGCGGACACCCTCAGTCTGGCGATCCTCGCGGAAGGTGCCCTCACGGACCGCCTGAAGGTACGGCTTCGGCTTCCTGCCAGCAACAGCCACGGAGACACCTCCTTTTTTAGTAGGTGGGTTGCACGTGGGCGGGTCGGTATGCATAATGGTCCGTATGAACCGCACTCACTACGAGATCACGGCATACGACGACAGCGGGGAACGACTCAGCCTCAGTGCCGACCGGAACGANCCGGACGCACTGACCGCCGACACCGTGTGGGAAGCAATCGCGCTGATCGCCAGCGTCCCGGCCGAAGCATGGATGCACTGGGACGACGGCGAGTCGGAGCTGATCAAGGTAGACCGGGTTGTCCTCAGCCACTGGCAGTACACGACGAAGCGGGGGCGGACCACAGCCCAAGTCAACACCCTGGAGACCGTCCAGCGCTAGACCAGGAACCCCCGGCGAAGAACCGGGGGTTTCCTCATGCCCACAGAAACCCTCCGATTTGCCATGCCATGCCGCCCCCTCCCTGCCGGTCTTCTGCAAACCGGGTAGGGGGTCCCTGCCCAGGGGGGTGG